GGTACAGCTGGCCATTGCGACTGATCCAGGGCCCGCGGACCGCGGCCAGGTTTACGGGGCAGCTGCGACAGCTGGCCAGGGCAGCTGGGGCCAGGCGTAAAAAAACCGGCCAGGGGCCGGTTCGAATGGGGCAGCTGGCCTGGCTAATCTGGCAGGTTGATTTCCACCTGGGACAGGGCAGCTGCGAATTCGTGCTCGCCTGTCGCGATAGCATCGGACAGGTCATTCGTGTAATAACTGGCCAGGACAGCTGGCCTGTCAGGCCTGGCCGGATCAGGTCCACGAATCACTGCGTTGTATTCACCACAATCGCGGTCATGGCCTACTCGCAGCGAGTAACCCCGATGCGAGCGAATGTAGACGGCCCTGGTCATATTCAAACCCTCCTGTTAGTCCGCCTGGCCCGACTGGGGCCAGGTCCGACGATTGACGCGATAACCCAGTGAATGATTGCGACAGCTGCCCAGGTCATGCTGCGAGCCCCAGGTCACCTGCCACATGGTGACGCAGTAGAGAACCAGGCGGGAGCGAGCGAGCGAATCGGCGGACAGCTGCAGCGTCATCCGCCTGGCCAGCTGTCCTAGTCCCGTGCCACTGAATCGCAGTCGGGCCAGTGGCGGCATAGCATCCTCCCTGGTCGTCGGATTCGGCCAGGCGCCGACCTGTTCCATGGGCCAGGAACACGATTACATAATCGCGATCAGGCCTGGCACACAATGGCCTGCCATTGCCGCAGCTGGAACAGTTGAAACCCGAATCAGCTGGGGCCAGCTGTTCAGGGCAAACCACGAATCGAACCTCCCGGATCGGCCGAACCCCGTCGTCGAAAACCCTCGGCCAACTGTCTCGCGAATCAGCTGGGGCAGCTGCCAGGACAGCTGGCCGGCCGTGTCGGACAGCTGCGATAGCGTCCTGAATCGTGTCGGCCGAGTAATTAATGACCGTCCGCCCAGGCTTGGCAGCTGGCAGTTTCGACCAGTGGTAATGCGAGTAGGTCCAAGCCTGGCCAGCTGTCGGAACAGCTGCGGACAGGGCCCGCAAATAAGACTTGTCAACCTGGGCAGTCGATTCGGCCGGCTTGGGATTCAATGGGCAGCTGGCCGGACAGGTGGAATAGGTCGAATGCTGGCCGGAGCGATAGGTGACAGCGATAGGGCCTGTCTTCGAATTCGAAGAGCGTGCAACGGTACGTAACATGTTTAATTCTCACTTTCTGAATCGGGCCCGGAATGGGCCCGCGCGACAATCATAAACGAAAAAACCGGCCAGGGGCCGGTTTCTGTAGGTAATGCGACCAGGTCGCCTGGGCGGGACTAGTCGCTGGCGGTCTCCGACTCACGCGCTAACTCGCGGTCTCGCGCGTATGCTTTTTTTGCGTTTTCCGCCGATTCGGAATCCTGATAAACGGTTTTTGTCCCGATTGTCAGCTGCATCGCTTCGTCATCCAGATATTCGAACACCTTCCAGGGATCGGAGTGGTAGGTTGAACGAATCGCCTGCAGTCCGACCAGGACTAACAGGTCCGCCAACTTAACAGTCGAAGGGACAGCGAACGTGGTAGAGCCGAATTGTACGGTTTGAACGGTTTTCTGGGCCATGGTGTTTCTCACTTTCTAAGGTTGGGCCCGACCAACGCGGCCGGGCCAGGTGGACTATAAAACGAATCAGGCGGGCAATGCAAGCAATTCGAGCGCACGGTTTTTAATCGCGGCCCCAGTGCCAAACCAAGCGGATTCGAGCCGGGTGTTATCCGACCGTCCGCGCTCGTGGTCGACCAGCTGCGTGACTGCGTTCAGCATCGCCCAGCGGTTACCAGTGACGCCTGGGATATCCGCGCCGATAGCCGCGCCGTTGAACAGCTCAAGAGTACGCTTGAATGCTTTCGACTCACGAATGTCCGACTTGCCCTGGTGATAAGGCTGCAGTAACGCCTGGACAAATTCGTCCGCCTGTTCTGCGGTCATGGGCTCGCCGGCCAGCTGGCGCGACTGCACCATGAAACGCTCGAATTCGCTAGTCACAATGCCCAGCTGCAGCCGGACCTCCTCGGCGTCGAACCGTTCAGAGTGCAACACTCGCACTGCAGACTTGAGGTATCCCTTCGAAGTATCCGCCTCGCCCTTAACGCCGCGGCCGTAAGCCGTGCCGCCGACCGCTGCCGTTATCGTGTTATTGCAGACAACCCGAATCGCGGTGAACTTCGCAACCGTGGCCATGGTCCCATCATAGGACGTGCCCAGCAATAGGTAAGGCTTGACCAGGTCACCGTCCAGGACTGGCGCAGCTTCCCCGACCTGGGCCAGGGCCCACACTCGCTTCCCATCCGACAATGCGCCCGCGGTTTCCAACTGAAACCCGCCGACGTCGACCAGGCGAGCAAAAAAATCCATCACCTGGGCGGGCTGCACCACGTGGTAATCCTTGCTGACCACGGCCAACGGTGCGCCCGTGTCGCTGCGATGCAGGACTTTGCGGGCCGGCCATACCTGGTGACCAGTAACGGCCGGGGTCTGATATTCCACCGCGGACTCCAGGACGGAATATTCCAGGCCCGCCTGGCGTGTCCACTCTTCAATGCTGGCCCCAACAGTCAGTGCGCGGCCCAGGCCATGCCATGGGGTATGTCCGGTGTAGGCCATTGCGGCGCGCCCGGTAGTTTCGTCAATCATATGTGCCATTTTGCTATCCCTTTCTGAGTTGAACCGGGCAACGCGCCCGGCGTGTTCGAACAATAAACTAATGTTGCGCAGCTGGTCAAGTCGACTGAACGGGTTCGAGCCTGAGTTCGCCCAGGTCAACCGGGCCCTCCTGGGCAGCCCCGCGCCACTGTTCTGGACTGGTCATCATCTTGACCAGGTCAATAAACAGCGAGCGAACCTCCTTGCGCACCAGCTGTCGAGCGATCTCCGCGAACATGTCGCGCATGTCGTCACTTTGCTTAAGCCGGTCCGCTACGTCTGCGGCCAGAACCTCCCGGCGAGCCTCGGGAATCAGAAAGTCGGTGACCGACGCGATCCGGTCATCAGCGATCTGGCCCATGGTTTCTAGCAACAGGTCAGAGCGCACGAGATGCCCTGCAACCTCGATTGCTAATTCATCCGCATGGTTGTTGCGAATAGTCCTCGCAATTTTCTCGACGTCCAAGTTGTCGGCGATATCTTCGAGGTCGAGTTCGTCGGTCACTTCGCGGGCCAGGTCCGACATGTCCAGGTTGCTGGCTATGTCCGTGTAATCGAGCCTGTCCATCACGTCGCTGGCAACATTGTCCATGTCCATTTCGGCGATTGTCTTTTCAGCGAGGGCCGAGTAATCGAGGTTCTCCGCGATAAACGTCCCCAGGTCGATATCCATCCGGACCTTATCCGCGACGTCGGACGCCAGCTGGCCGGTCAGTTGCTCAATCAGTTCTGCTACTTTTGATGACATGTCTTTCTCACTTTCTAAAGGGTTGAATGCCCGGAACAGCGCCCGGTTCGAAGACTATAAAAGACTATTGTGCGGCCTGTCAAGCGGCTACTTGAACATCCCCCCGATCAAGGACCGAAAGGCCAGCCAGCGGGCCAGATAACCCATCGCGGCCCTGAAATCTGCCTTGTTGCGGGCATACCGACGTTCGCGCAATTCAGCCCTGGGCAGCGCATTCGTCCTGGTCTCTCCCCCTAGTCGCGCAGGGGGTTTTTTCATGGTTTTGCTGGCCCAGCGCGGGGCCTTTCCTTTCAGTCTCATACCGTTGCCCCTTTAATCACGCCCGCGGCCTTGAATGCCCAGCGCCAATACTTCGCGTTTCGCGTAGGGTTTTTTTGCGAATAGTGCAGGGAAGTCGTTCGCCAAACCCCCGTCTGCATGTCCATCTGGGATTCCGAGGACAACCACTCGAACGTCGAGCCGTCAGCTGGCCAGGATGAGGGCATTGTGCAAGCTTCATCCTCAATAAGATGCACCAGCTCGCGGAAGCTCAAGGGTTCGTCAACAAAATCGAAGCCGTTGTCCTCAAAATTGGGCTCTGAATCATCGCCCGCCGGCGTGTACGTCGGGAAACTGATCTCTTCCCATGTCTTCGTAACCAAAATCATCACTTTCTCCTTTCTGGGTCGGGCTCAACCGTTGAACCCGAGCCGCCACTATAACTTGTTTTGAGACTCCGTCAACCGCAAGTGCATCATGTTCCAGATTGGACCGCTGGCCGGCCAGGACTCTAGCGGCTCAAGGTCGATACCGTCGCGCAGCAGCATCGCGGCCTGTCCACCGCGGTACAGCATCAGTTCTGCTTTTGCCACATTGACCGTCCCAGGCGGGTGATATTGGACCAGGATGAACGTCGGGCAACCAATTTCCGCATGCGCCATATGGAACGAAACCTGGTGCGGGCTCAAGGCCACTTGCCTACCCCGTTTTACAACCTTCAGCTCAAGCATCACGAACTTTGCGGGTTTACGAAACGCAATTAGAACATCTGGAATTCCCAGATTGACGCGGGATTCAATCCGGGTCATCCGACTCAGGGGTAAGTTCTCTCTGAGCCGGTTGTACAGGGATTGCTCTGGCTTCACTTAAGTCCTTTAAGGTTTGTGTGGGGTCGAACGGCGGGTCTACTTCAAGAGACTTGCCAATTTCCACCATCGGAAGGTCAATGATCTCTTTTGGCGGCGGTCCGCCATACAAAGCTTTTAGTTCTGCCAGCTTGCGCTCTACTTCCTCGCGGCTCATTGAGTCAATCGTGCCATGGCGGATCTCTTTGCGATCCACGTAGATCGTCCCCAGGGCCTGGCCACGGCGATATTCGGCCTGTACGGCAGCGCCGTATGCCCCCGCGGCGAGAGCCGCGTCACGGATTGTCTGCATATCCCGCATATGCCGTTCATATGTCGTCCCGTACCGTTGCGAAAGTTGACTACGGTATTCCTGTATCGCAGCAACAATGTGCGGGTTTTTTTTCGGATTGGTCAGGTCAGTGCCATGCTGGTTTGCGCGGGGCTCGGAATAACCAGCACGGATCGCGGCTTCTTTTAGGGTGACCTCTCCGCAGCCAGCAACAAACTCCTGTACAAATTTCCACTCCCTAGGGGTCAGGGGCTTGTTTTGGTCTTCAAACTTAGGGACTGGTGTCGCCAATTTGTCATTTACTGACCCGGCAAAGGTCTTAGGGATGGTTTTTTGGGTCAAAACCTTGCTGACCCGAGTTGGACGGCCGCCTTTGTTCATTTTTTCAGGTTCCTATAGAGTTTTTTACCCAAGAGTAAGTTTTTTTTTTTTCAAAAAAGAGGTGCGCGCGATTTTTATAAGAATTACGTCTGTAGACATAGTGTGATGGAGTGTGTAGCTCTAACCTATTGATTTCATTCACTTATTACGGCATTACGTCTATTACGTCTATTCCCACAAAAAAAATATTTTTTTTCAAATTCTAGCCAGCAGTCTATGTAAACCCCATTTTGCCGTAATCCCCGTGGCCCGTGGTCCGTGATTCAACACCCCTTCCCAACGCTAACCCATTGATCCATAACGATTTCCCGCCCACGACACTCCCTACTGCATCCATTCTCTGCTCCGTTCTTCGGTTTCCCGTCTGGCTATTAGGCGTAGGGATCGCAGTAGGGTTTCGGCTGGCATGAGTTCTCCGAGTTGAAAGCTTTGGAGGTTGAACGTGAGGGAATCTTGTTTGAGTGTGATGGATGGGCCGAAGAGGAGGTAGTCGATGTCGTTGACTTTGATGCGGTAGAGCTGGAGGAACCCTGGGTATTCGGAGGGCTCCTCTTCCTCTTTTGGCGGGGCTGGTGGTTTGCGTTTCATTTGTTGAGGTTGTGCATGTCCGCTTGGAGTTGACGGACGTTTTGGTAGAAGAGTTCGGTCATGGCGTTTTTGACTTTGCGGGCCTCGTGGACTTGTTGGGCGAGGGTGTCCATTTGGCAGTTTTGGACTTCGATGCGTCGTCGTAGGCTGTTAATGTATTCCTTCAAGGGAATATCGGTGATTTCGATGGGGGGTTCGTCGGTGGAGAAGATGGCGCGTTTAAGCATTTTGGTCGTCCTGTTCGTCGGTGGGTTGGTTAGCGTTGTAGAAGTCGAAGACCTTGGTCCATGTTTCTTGGGGCACTTCGACTGTACGGGTAATGGTGAGGCATTGTCCGCATCGGGTGCGGCGGAAGACCCAGAAGAAGTCACCGCCTGGTTCGACGTATTGGCGGGTGTCTATAGTCCTGGTCTTACTTGCACAGTTAGGGCACTTCATTGCGACTCCCGGGCCTGTTCATTTTTGGCGGAGCAATTGGGGCATTTCATCTCAATTCCAGGGCCTGTTCCGTCTTAGGGGCACAGTTGGGGCATTTCATGCCGCCTCCTGTTCCTCAAGCTCTGGGTAGCCTTCAAATGGTGGCAGGGGGAGTGTGCGTAGGAGTTTGTGGTGAGGGAGTTCGTTGGCCAGGGGGCAGTCGGATATGACGATTGCTTTTTTGTCTGTGCGGGTTCTGACTCGGGTAGGGTCGGGTTTGTATTGTGACCTTGGTTGGGTGCGTTTGAAGGTAATGAGGCTTGGTTCTTGGTCCTTGATGCGGTAGGCCCAGACTTCTCTGGAGCTGCCTTCTGCGAGGCAGACGAGTCTTCTGACGAGTCGGCCGGCCAGGTAGAGTTTGCGGATGGCGGATTCGATGGTGGAGATGCTCATGCTGGATAGGATGACCATTCCGGTTGAGGATTCTTTGTTGTGGATGAAGAAGTGTTCGACCCGTTTGAGGACGTCATCGGCGTATTTTTGGGATTCTTCTCTGGTTGGCATGGTGGTCTCCTCACTTCATCAGTTTGAGGCGCATGAGCAGGGCCACGAGCCATGATTTTTGGGCCTGGTCGAGGTCGCGTTTGGTTTTGTTCAGCGCGGCTTCGAGTTTAACGGCGTGTTCGCAGATGAGGGAGTAGTTGAAATTGAGTTCTTCGAGTTTTCGTTGGAGGTCTTGGACGCCTGCTTTGTAGAGGGTGTATTCGGTCTGGACGTCCGCGGGTTGGCGTGAGGGTTCTTTGAACGGCGGCAGGCTGGCCTGAGCGCGTTCGAGGGCTTCGAAGGCTTCGTCTTCGGGGGTTTTGTTCATGGGCATGAGTTCTTCCTTTCTATAGAGTGGGATGAGTTGCGCGTGAGTCAGTAGTGTAGGGGAAAAGCAGCTTTTGTGCATGGCCAGGGCTTGGACGTGGAGATGTTCCGTGGTCCGTGGTTCGATGACCGCGAGCCAGGCGGTGGGT